TCCAGTTGTTCCTGTTGGTCCAATCGGACCAACATCTCCAGTTGGCCCTGTAGCGCCAGTTGTGCCTTTTGGTCCAGTTCCACCAGTTGGACCTTGATTTCCTGTAGGTCCTGTTGGTCCTGTTGCACCAACAGGACCTTGAGCACCCACAGGTCCAATTTCATATTGCGAACCAACTAAAGGTAAATAACGAATAATCCAATTTGCCACAGCATACGGAGGCATGTTTCGGTGCGGACTAGCCGAAACCGAATTATCATCGGTTGTGATGCCGTAACTTGAATCATTGAGACGCGTAACTTCTATGCCCTTTTTGGGAGCACCGCTCAGCAATTTAAGTCCTGCGGTTGAACCAGTTCCTGTAATACCCACAGCATGAGTATGTGGTGGTATTTCGTCGGTTTCGAGAGAAACCGTTTCTTCGCCACCAACAAAACCAATTGGTTTTGTTGTGAGATTAACAAATCCTGTTAATCCTCCAAATACGGTTCTTCCTCGCAAATCGGGAATAAAGAACTTGGTAGAATTGTATCCTGAAATATTTTTGAACGAATGTATTTGTGATATTGTTTGTGTTGTTGTTAAACCTGTTCCCGATAAAACTGTGTTTAAAACTGTAAAAGAACACACATTCGAGCTAGAATTGCAACCAGTAACAGATACTATCAACTTGTCGGTAAACGAATCGGTTGGTGCGGTTTGATATGGCCACTGCAACAAAAATATATCGCCGTTTTCAAAAAGGTGATTTTTGGATGTGGGATCACCACCGTCAACAAAGGTTATGTTTCCTGTAGATCCTTGACCTGTAATTGAAGCTATAATATAATAGCTATCGCCTATAATATCCTCGAGTTGACCCCAGTAATCCAAGCCCGTACCAATAGGTTCGTTTGGTTTGTCTCTCGCTAAAGCATCACCATTACACAATCTCCAGTTTGCTGGAATTTGTGAAACCGATCCTGCATAAGGAACTATCGAACCCAAAGGACTGTTGAGAGCTGCACCAACAGGTGTGGATATCAATGAATTGAATATAAAAGCTTCGTTTCCTGTGATTCCAACTAAAATTGGATTTGCGTAATCGGTGACAGCTGATGGTGAAGTTGCAGTTACACCTCCAGCAACCGATGCGCTTAAGTAATACAAAGTTCCAGATGTATATAAATTATATGCACCCGTTAACGATAACTTTCCACAAGAAACCAATACAAAATCATCGCCATTAACACTTTCAACAAAACCTACAATATTTGCAGTGCTTAAAACATCTGCTTTGGCTTTTGCATAATTTCCACTAGTTGTTCGATAAATGGCATCACCAGGTCCAAAACTGTGACCTACTTGAGTGATTGTTTGGCGCACAGATTTTCCATCGGTGCCACCACTTTGAACTCCCGTTACAATCGTGTCGATTACACTAAAAGCCATTTCTTACCTCTGTTAAATTATCCGCAACAACCCTCTCCATTCAAAAGAGCTTCGGTTGCGAATTTGTGATTTGCTTCGATTCGTTGACGTTGATCTTGAGGAAATTTGTTTTCTCCCAAAAGACGATCGCCCACAAGTTTAGATTCTTTATAATGACCCGACCAATAAGCTGCGATGCAGAATTCATCCATCACTGCCCATTCATAAACTGGTTGGCTTACAAACAAGGCACCTTCTGGGAGTCGCAACTTCAAAGCTTGCTTGGCAAAAACGTATGCTTGATCGAAACGACAATACATGCGGCATATTTTTGCAGCAGCCCAAAGTGTTTCGGCACGCCAAGGATTAACTTGATATGCTTGGAAGTAAACTTTTACGATTTCATCGATAGGATGATTCAAAATTTCCTTGAGACGACCTACTTGGAACAAGCTGTAGAAAACTTCTTCGTTCCAACCACCCAACTCAGCGCGCTTGAGATAAGCGTCATGAGCTTTTTGCCATTGTTGGCTGTCGCGATACGATTGAGCAAGATAAAAGTGATAACGATTAAAGTCTTTTTCATCAACTGGTCCTTTAAGAGCTTCTTCAAAAGTTACTGCATCACGAGCATACTTGTCAGGAGTTTTGCTGCGTGCTCCATCTTGAATAGGAAGATTCAAGATGCCTTTTGCAAAATCACGAGTATCAAATTTATCGTGACAATCTACGTATTCGTGTAAAATTCCTCGATAATAAAATCGTTTGCTGTTGGATGTGAGTTGAGGACGGTGATATTTGATACCACCATAAAAAGCAAAAACGTTGTAAAGATCAGCAGTAAGACTATCTTTAAATTTTTCAGGATCAAAGTCGGGATCGTATTGCATGATTTCATCGGCATCGATCATGATTGTATAATCACCCATGGATCTAGCTGCTTCAAGAGCTTCGCTGCGACTTTCTCCGAAACCCTTCCAAGTGCTTTGAACCAATTTACCTTGTATGCCAACTTGATCAAAGAATTTTTGAATTTTTTCTTGAGTGCCATCTGTGCTACCAGTATCAACGATGCACCAAGTATCAACAAGCGGAAGCATCGAAGCCAAACAACGCTCGATAACGTGCGCTTCATTTTTTACTATCATTGACAATACAAGTTTGTTCTTAGCCATCGTAATCCTTTCATAATTAAGAAGATCTGCTGTTATTTATTAAAGTTTTCAGCATGTCTTTTATGTCATCCATTCCTTTTTCTAATTTTTCGATACGATCATTCATACATTCTATTTTTGAAATATTTTGTTCGCGTTTTTGAGCGTCTAGAAAATCTTTTTTAGATTTCAAGTTATTAGCTAAAATAGCATTGCTGCTAGTATCTCGTACTAAATTTTTATTTTCTTGAACTGTTAAAAATTTTGGTTTGTGTCTCATGTTGCAATAGCTCTAAATTCTTTAAACGATGGAACCAAACTATTTGTATTGTCACCGTAACCAACAACTTTAATTTGGAATCGTTTAAATTCAGTTTGACCCGTTATACCTGAAGTAATAACACTTCCTGTGGCTCCGGTTGCTCCACGAATAAATCTTAAATCGATATAATCTAAGTCTGAATACGACACGTATTGACTTGTATTGTTCAATATATTTGTGTAATCTGGATGCACAACAAGCGGTTCAAACGGTGTAGAATTAAAGTTCGTGTTGTCAAAATTAGACTGCGAACGCATGTAAACTTTAATTTCAGAATTTAAAGGCAAACGAGCAGCAAAATAAACATCCACATCATTAGACTCGAAACCGTCTTGCAAACTTATTACTTTTGACATGTATCGGAAACAAGAACGAGCATCTGCACTTACGCCTGCTAGCGAAGGAAGTTTTTCGTATGTTGTTTGTTGTGCGTCGTTTACAAAAGTAGTGATTAAATTTTGTACATACAAACCACTTACTCGTTGCAAATCCAAAATAGGCGACACGTCATCGTTTGTTGTATTAAATGTTATTTTTCCAATTATTGTATCTACGGACGCATCAGCTATGCTCTTCTTTTGTGTAAAAATTATATTTTCACCATTGTTGCATGGTATTTCTATATTATCTGTTTCAAAAGTTACAGAATAGTCAAAACTTGTTTCCGATGGAGTTATTGTAGTTGCATTAAATTTAAACAGATTTGCACCATTTATCACACCAGTTGACTCGGTAGAAAAATCAGTTTCATCGAAATTAAACTGTAAAGTTCCGCCAGTTGTATCGAACAAACATTTATGGATTTTAAACTTCAAATCCATCATTTGTTCAGCAGTCCAAGTGCTAGAGTTTTGAGATTTGAAGAAAGAACCCAAATACGGTTGAGATGTTATTCGCTGTTCGCTTATAAGATCAAATTGTCCAACTTCTGAAACGAATACGTTGTAGTTGCCACTGTTTGTAATCAATACTATTGCATATTCACCCGATTGCAAATAAACTGGGTTTTCGAAAACAAATTCGGTTGAAACGGAGCTGTCTTCAGAAATATTAATTTGATCGGGAAGAAGTACAACTCTCGAGAAAGGTATCGAATCTATCGAGCTAGGATAACCATTAACTACGGGTCGTATTTCAAATGTTATTGGTAAACTGCTGTCTTTGGATTTGAAATATATTTCAACTTTCTTTAAGAAAAGACCACTTGGATATGCTGTAGGATCAACAAGGAACGTTTGTGCTACAGGATCGATATATCTTACTGCTCGGAAAGTTTGGGTTACTAATCCAGTTGTTGTTTGTTCTTCGCTCACATTTGTGGTTCTAAACGACATGTTTCGTGTGGAAACAACCATTCCTTCTTCAACGCGCAACACACCCGAAGAAACGAAATTGTTTTGAGAATACGAAGATGAATTTTCCAAAATATTGTTTGGTACGTCAATCAAACGGAAAACTCGTGTGCCTGTGCGGAATCTTCCAGAAGGAATTGATAATGTCAACTCTTGATTGTATCCCAATCTACCAGATGCATCACTGATCAATGGAGCAGAAGAAGTCACACCATTTATTTTTATCAAATCTGATACAGGTGTATCATCAAAGAACGGATAAAACTGAACTAAAGGTCGTAAATTATCTACTTTAAAATTAATATCAACTGCACGCATAATAGGAATAGCGTTTCGTTCGATAACACGATTCGACAAACGTTGTGTAGATGATGTTGGTGTCATGAACGTTCTTGAACCAGTTCGAACTTGTCGTTGTTCGGCTATGCTAGTTACAGTTGCTCTCACATTTGTTAATTCTGTTAAGCGCGTTGGTGTAAAACTTCCTACTCGTTCTTCTGGAATCCAATGCCCGCCTCTTGGGAAAAGTGGATTTGCTCGTGCGCTTGTGTCACCTCGCGCTCTTCTTTGTGAAACTTCACGTTCCGATAGCAACGGATTTCTAGGATCTTGAAGAGTTATTGGTCTTCCTGTCCATGTTGTTTCCCAATCGTTCCAAGCGGTTCCAAGTTCTATACTTTCACCATCGTTTATTCCCGATTGAACATTATCAATGTTTATGATAGCATCTGGGCGAACTTCAACGTCTATCCAATCATCAGTAGAAGGAATTAAATTCATGTTGCCAACAAAAGTAACAACATCGTAAGGATTGACATTAACAAAACGAGATGCTAATTGTTGTTCGATAAAAATTTCAGTAGTATAGTTGCAAAGAGCCAAACCATTTGAAGCAAATGTCAATCCAGCAGGTGTAGCACCAGTCAAAGAGAAATCGATATATTTTGTAATAAATCTAGGGCGGCATTCGCTGAGTTCTCGATCCACTGCAAATGTGTTGTCTACGTTTGTTAACTCTGAATTGAAACGACTAGTGAAAGAATCAGCAAATATTCCATTTTTAAATTTATTTAAACCATTAGCATCTTGAATTTCAAGCGAAGATGCTTGTTGTTCAAGCAAATTTAAAGTAGTATAGTATTCTACTTTGTCTACTCGTTTTTCTATTTCGCCAATATCGCGCATGGTATAGCGACGATTTTTATTGTAAAAAAGATCAATATGTTTATCGCTCAAAGTATAAGGTTGATAATTTAATGTTGCTAAAGTCATTGCATCATTAGAATCTGGAGGTTGAGGTGCTCTATCATCCGATATGCCTGTAACTATTCTAAATGTTTTATCGCGACCAAGAACTAATGTATCGGTTCTTGGCAAATAATAAGTCCATTTTACATTGAATGAAGGTTCTATTAAATGACAACCACCAGTTGCTCCGTAATTTTCTGGAGATGAAGTCAAAGAGAAAGAAGGTGGAGTTATTCGGTCTGGACGAGCATCCAAACATCCAGTGAGCCACACATCATTTCCTCGTTCGTTTGTGAACGAGTGAATTGGAATAAATTTATATGCTGCTCCTGTGCCACCAGCATTTAATCCCAAAGATGCGGGTGTACCATACGATCTTACCATATAAGGTAAGCAAGAATTTTCACGAGTGTATCTACGATATGTTGCTTGAACCGAAGTTAATCCTGAATTAAAATATTCTCGCGCAAGCACCAAACGAGACCAATCATAAATGTCATCTTTGTGACCATTATCTAATTTAAAATATAATAAAGCGTCAAATGCTCCAGATCCTGTGTTGCCTGTGATAGAGAGTATAGAGTAAACATCAACTTTTCCATCAAAATATGCATACTTTTCAAAACTATTTCCTGTTATAGCAAAAGTTCCTGTTTCAGTTACAGATGTTTTTGCTCGCACATAAGCATCACCCAAAAGTTCATCAACGTTTATGCTTGTGAAAACAGTTGCATTGGTTACTCCAGGAGCTCCGCTGTAAGTTAATGTTGTATTTGAAGTTTTGTTTACAGTTATTCCACTGAGTTGTGCGCCAGTAGGACTGAAAAATCTTACATCATTTTCGCTTACAAATTGACAATTTGTTGAAGAATTAAATTCGGTTCCCGTGGCAAAATCTGTCAAATAAATTGTTCCGCTACCAGCACTTATATCCAAAACTTTGGATCGTTGAATTACATACGAATGCTCATTTACGTTTCTAACAGCATAACTAGAAACACTGTTGGTGAATGGATGTACTAAAGCTCCAACGCCAGAATTTCGTACATTCAAATAACCATCGCTCAGAGAAAATACATGCTGATCCGAGCCAGTAAATCCAGGATAAAATATTCTTTTTACATTGGTTGGGCTTACACCACTAACAAGACGAACATCATATACGTGAACATTTTGCGTTGCTTCCAAAGCATCATATTTGCCGATTCTCACAGTGCCTGCTGCAGAATAAGCTCCTGATGTTCCTGTGCTCAAGTAAAATAAAGGTGCACCATTCCAATTTATTTTATCGTAAACAAAAGCTGTAAGCGATGTGTTTTTAGTTACATACAAATCATTACCAACAACAAACGGAACTTCTGTTAAAAAGTTTGTTGTTGTGTATTCTCTTGCTTTTGATGCAGTTAAACTTTTTACTCCAACGCTATTGAATTCGTAACCAAAAATATAAGCTTTACCTGGACCTATGTTTATTTTTACAATACCTTCTTGATTATCAGATGTATATCCTTCCACAAAAATCTGAAAATCATTTACGGTATAATTTCCAGATTCATCATAAGTTCTGCGTGCAAGTTCGTCTGCAAGAACATTATATTCTGGATAATTGGAACGATAAGTTACTTCATCGTTTTCAAAAATAGCTAATGTATATTGCGAAGTGGTTCCGAGTGGATTTTGTGTTAAATTCAAATCCAAACGATAACGATCTGCTCCAGGTGCTGCGTAATTATATGATCCGAAGGCTGGATCGTTCAAACTTTCATCATCGGTTGGCGTTATTATTGTATTGGTTGTATCAAAACGAATCAGAGAATTTAAATTATTAAACTTTCTGTATGTATTAGGAGAAGAACCAGTTACACCATAAACAACTATTTTTTGAGCATCATGATTAACAAAATATCCTTTTATGTACCGAACACCTTTGTCGATACCAACCAATGTTGCTTCACCAGAATATGGCAAATTGTTTGGAGCATAACTATAATCGTTATAAGGAGCCGTACCGCCAGTGATTGTAGCACTTATGGTGGTGCCATTAAAATTACTAGTTATAATATCACCAGCACTGAATCCTGTTGCTCCTGCAAGATATTCGCTAAAAAAGAAAATTGGTGTTGTATCTTTGCTTGAACCACTCAAACTAGAAACAACAGCAGTGACTTTTACTGTGTTTTTTCCGCTTACAGTTGCAGTAAGACCTTCAAAGTCGTCAATAGAAACACCAGCGTAACCAGTTAAACTAGAAATTCTTAAAAATTTACCTTTGGAAGTAAATACTTGACTTTCCGTTACAACGCTACCGTCTTTGAATATGTGATCACCAAAACGTTGAACTTGTTTTTGAGCTATAGTTTGAGCTTGCGTAAGCTCACGAGCCTGAACAGCATAACCAGGCTTATATAAAATTCTTAAGAATTTTTTATTATCATCGTAGTCGTCGTAATAAGGATCTACGTTAAATACTGTTGGATCGTAAGCCATCTAATACTCCCTTAAAACTCAATTACAAGTTTTATTTCTTCTTTTTGTTCTGGTGATCTTTCTACTGGACGAATATTTTGCAAATGTAATATTGTACCAGAATTATACTTTAATTCTGGTTCGGAAAGCACAGATGTTATTGTAGCACCTGTAGTTCCACTATCAGTATATATCAAGTTTTGATTTGTTTCAAAATTACCTTTTATTGGTAAAATTCTGATGTTTCCTGTGGTTGCTCCTGTTGCAGGAACCCAATCCATAACATATCCAGAAGCATAAGAATTGGAAACAAGTGCATCTTTAACAAAAGAATCTGTATCAAATTGTTTTAAACCGTCATAATTAAGAGCCAAACGCACAGTTTGATCGTATACAGTTTCTTCAGCTTCTTCGAAATCTCGTATTTCTATAATTTTTGCTATGGGACCAGTTGTGCCTGGATACAAATACTCAGGATACACTTGCGTTATGTTTTCATTTATTTGAAAATCGCCACGAGGATATTCCAAATACAAATCTCCAACAAGATTTGTGCCTATTTTAGGCGTCCATTTGTATATTTTACCACGCGAGAATGAAGAAACCATACGATCCGCAGTGTTTCCAATACTTATAGCGTATTTGTTTGGAGTAAAATCGGTTCCGCTCGCATCAAAAAGAAGAGACGCATAAGGAACCATTCGCAAGCGTCTTAAAAATCTATTTTCAGTTCCTGCAATAGTTTTCTCAAACAATTCAGTTATTTCTTGGGTGGTTATACCGTTTATAAATCCACCAACTTGGAAATTTCCACCTGTTATGTTTCCTATAGTCAATTCGGAAGTTCCAGTTGTACCTAAACGTCCTGGTTTCCATGCTAAGATTTTTCCAAAAGCCAAATCGTATCCAGTGTAACCACCTGCTCCAGTCATTCCTTGATATGCTGTTGCTCCTACAGTAAATGAATTGGTTAAACCAGCATCATACATGTTGAAACGAATTTGTTTTTTGTTCAACAACGGACTTTGAATCAAGCAAAATTGACGGTAGTCGTTTTCGGTTGTTATTTTAGAATTTTCGTCGGTTTCAAAATTGGTTACAATCATCAAAGATGAAGCGCCCAATTCTTTCACAGGATTGGATCCATGACCACCAAATGGCGATATCACAGCATCCGCCAAATCGTTCAATCCATAATTTAAACGTTCGGTGAATGTCAATCCAGCCACAACTTTCAGATCAGCATATGTGTAGTTTTTACCAGTGTTGATCAATTCGAAACGATCCAAAAATCTTCTTGTGGTGCTTTCACAAACACACGAATCGGAAGTTGAACCTGCAGTTGTACTCAAAAACGTAACTGTAATTTCCGCAGCCGTAGCAGATGTGTTTAATATATCACTCAGACCTTGACCATCTCCAATCACGGTTACGGTTGGAAGTATCGAATAAATGGTTGCAGATGCACCACCCGAAACTCCATAATTCAACGGAGTGGACAAAACCACTGTAGCAGTTGAATCGGCATTTACCGTGTAATCTACAATTCTTCTTTGTTGACCAGAACCGTTACCGCTTTCAAATTTTATGGTCATGTTGTTGTAGTAATCGTTTTGATATACTAATTTAGAACCACCTATACTAACCGATGTGGAACCCGCAGCTGTTCCACCAACAACTTGATTTGCTTCGTCGTAAAATAAAACACGATCCGAAACTGTAAAATTTCTTAAACCTTGATCGATATCAATAAAATCAATTGATCCTGTTATCGCAGCTTTTTGAACTTCATATTGAAGAAGTCGATCGTCATTTTCGTATATTTGAGTAACATATTCAACTGGCATGTAGCCGCGAGAGCTACCTTGAGTTTTAGTTAAAAATTTTCTTTTGCTTTCAGGAACTGAATACAAAAATTTCCAACGATATCCATCCGAGAGCGTTCTTATTTGAGCATCAGTGTGAGTTGGTGCTTCGGTTGATGCAGACCCATAATTGTTGTCGATGCATTTGTAAACTCTAACTTCATCCACCAAAACATAAAATGCCGAAGGATCTTCATCATCGTATAAATCTACATCATCGCGGTAAGGGCTATAAACTACATTAGGTTCCCAATCGTATCGACGCACCACAATCGAAACCATATCTTTTTGAATCTTTTTAAAGGCAAATGCTTTTTGCCAAAAATCTATACTAGAGCTTGTTGAATCTACATTTTTAGGTGGAACATTATCGGAATTAACACCAGCAGCTGTTATCCAAGGATTTGATCTGCCGATTCCAACAAAAAAAGTTTCGCCAGAAAAAACATCAAAATTTTGATAAAAATCTTGAATTAAATATTGTCTAAAATTTTGAAGAAATGGGTCACATACTGGCATACGATTTCCTTAACATTTGCTTTACAACTTTTCTTTGGATATTTATTGTATTTTTCATGATGCAGTGGCACCCGTTTGACCACCAGTAGTGGACGTGTTCAAATAATAAGTTGTGTATTGGCTTATACTGTTTGGATTACCATTATTTATTTGCTGGTTCCATTCGAGATTGCAATCGAATTGTTCTCCAAGAGGCATATTAAAAAAACTACCAACAGTTATTTTTCTAAATTCTGTTGAATTGTTATATTTCAACGTAGCATATTTAAATCCATTCGTAAATCCATCAGCCCATTGCTCGCGTTTTTGATTTCCCGTTAATGTCCACTCGTTCCAAGCGTTTGCAAAAAGATTTGGATTTTGTTGAGAAGATCCACTCAATTGAGAAACGTTAACACCTAAAGGAACATTATCATCGAAAAGAAAATCTGTTTTTCCACGAGCCGAACCTTGCGTTAAACCATACAATCCATATAGATTATGTTCGATTATTGCGACTACCGTATTGGTTATTCTACGATTTGGATGTTGATAAATGATCCACCAAGGATCGGCTTTGGGAAATCCAACGTCAACAAGCGGAGAGTT